TATGAGAACGGCTACATTGGTGGTATAGTAAACAAGTCAGTGGTTCAGCTGCCGTCTACCGCTTCAAACACCGATGACTACTACGTTAACTCATCGATATATCTGAAGTCCGGCTTCGGTGCCGGCCAGATACGTGAGATATCTTCCTCTAATGGCGTCTCCAAGCAGATCATTCTAAAAGAGCCTATCGAGACATATACTAGGTTAGATCTGGCTAACATTCAAGGAACGATAGCTACCGGTTACTACGCTGAACAGCCCTACGATAGAATCAGCTTCCTGTTCAGCCAAGGCTACTTCAATACAAACACCACGATCACACAGTCGGATACCGGCGTATCGGCTACAGTGCTGGCAGCTAACACTACTGTGATTAGAGCAAACAGATTCAACTCTAATACCGAATTCACGTTGGGCCTACCATTCGTCGATACGACGTCGACCGGTACTCTTGAGACCGGTACGGTGTCTGTCGGCAACACCGGCGCATGTAACGTAGCGTTTGTGATCACAACGGGATCTGGGTATACGGCTAACGCTACGGTAACGATCTCTAATACCGGACCTACGGGATCTGGCGCAGCGGCGAATGCGCAGTCTAATACGACCGGTAAGATAACTGCTATCAACATCACTGCGACAGGAACCAGTTACTTTACAGCGCCGACAGTAACGATCAGCGATCCAGCTAACACGACGTTCGACGCTAACGCGGCTGTTACAGCAGGAATTGGTACCGGCGCAAATAACGTAATAGCACTTAGTTCTGCAGCTAGATTCGTAGCAAACGATCAGATCACATACACCGTAGCTGCAGGTAATACTGCAGTCGGTGGACTCTCGAACGGTACTACGTACTTCGTAGAGTTTGCTAATAATACTGTAGTAGCTCTGAAGACTTCACTGACTGGATCACGTATCGCTTTGACTAAAGGCCCAACTCAGACCGGTCACGCACTTAAGGGTCAGACTGCAACGGGTGTCATCTTCTGCGATAATCAAGTAGTTCGCGGATCCGGCACGCAGCTGAACGATGCTGTCGCTAACGGCTATGCAAACGGTGAGTATATCCGCATCGGGGCAAACACCACTAGTAATATCCGAAGAGTAGCGAATGCAGTCAACACTACCGTTCTCATCGTCACTCAGCCGTTCAGCAACACCTTCGCAGCCACTGGTCGTCTTACGACTATAGCATTAAGCGGCGGCACAGCGCTCGGTTATAACAATAACGACATCATAACGGTTAGATCACCTATAGCCGGATCGACGAATGCTACTGTAACGTTTACCACCAACTCTACAGGTGGTAGCTTGACGTTCACTATCGCTAATGCTGGGTTTGGATTCGTTCTAGGCCGTGTACCGGTTTCTAACATCAGCATCACTAATTCTACTGGCGGTACACCTACCGGCAACTCGACTACTACTTTCTTGGTAGCCAACTGCGCTACCGCGAATCAGCACTTCAAGATGCTTACGGTAGCTGAGCCGGCATCGATTGACAAGCGCAACGCTGACGGTTACATCTCTAATACGAATCTAACGTCGGTGCAGATCGCGATCGCCAACTCAACTCTAGCAGGTACACTGTTCACTGTAGGTGAGAAGGTGAACATGACCGACTCTGCCAGAGTTAATCAGGGTGCTAACGCCATCATAGCCTACTCTAATACGTCTACCGTGATACTCTCGAGTGTCGCTGGTACGTGGCAAGCGAACAGCGGCGGCACACAGTTCTTCGTAAGTGGTGAGTCGACACAGCAGCTCTCGCAGATATCGTCCGTCGTGAGCAATCCAAACATCACTCTAAACGAGCCAGCAGGAACGTTCCTACTTGGATATCCGATATACATCAGAACGACAGCTAACGGAAGCGCAGCTGGTAACGCTACGCTGGTAGCTAAGTTTGATCTTCCCAATGACCAGACAGAGTATCAGATCGGACCAACTGTGTCCATCAGAGGTGATGGCTCGAACGCAGTAGCCATGGCGGTCGTTAATACCTCAGCTAACTCGATATACGAGATCGTAGGCGTAGACGTCATCAATCCGGGTTCTGGTTACACGGAAGCCAATGTGGTGATATACGCTAACACTAACTACGGATCTGGTGTAGTAGCTAATGCTATCATCTCGCCGGTCCACGGTCATGGCTTCGACGCTGTGACTGAACTCGGCGCTAGATACGTCGGTATCAACTCATCATTTGACACGTTGAGTAACGAGAACTACAAGTTCCTTGGGTATGGCCAGTATAGAAGAGTCGGTATCATCGAGAATCCTCAGTTCAAGGACATCAGAGTAACGCTGACCGACTTCGATCGCGCCAACTTCGTAATGAATGTCGCGAGCTACTCATCTACACTCGGATGGACTCCAGGTGAAGTAGCTGTGCAGAATACTACCAACGCTGCGGGCGTGGTGGTGTTTGGTAACAGCTCATTCCTACAGCTCAAGAACGTGAAGGGAACGTTCAATCAATCTAACACGATATACGGATACTTCTCAAACACAACAGCTAACGTGATCTCATACTCGATCAACAGATTCCCCGTAGGAAACACTTCAGCTATCGTTACGCAGTCTAACTCCGGAGCAGTCGGCACAATTATCTCTGTTGTCAATAACACTACATACTTCATGAGTAACGTCGTCGGCCAATTCGCTGACGGCGATATCATGTATGATACTGTAGCCAATGCATATGCTACTGTAGAGTCGATCTTCACGGCCAACGGCACGGTAGACTCATCTACAGACTTCGGTAACAAGTTCAACCAGACCGCTAGGATAACGCTTACCGCGGTAAGCGGTAACTATGTGAACAACGAATTCGTACAGCAGGAAGTAAGTCTAGCTCGTGGGCGTGTAGTATCCTTCACACAGGAGAAGGATCTTCTTCTGACGTCTGTAAGCGGATCATTCGCGACCGGACAGACGATAACCGACACGACTACGAACGCCAACGGTATCTGCACGTTCGCCAACTCGACATACATTAGATTAACAAATGTCAGTCAAGCTCTGCCGCTCGTCAATGGTGACACGATAAATAATGGATTAGGATCGACGGCGACAATCAGTCAGGTGCTACCGGTTCTGGTGCTAAGCGATGTATCCGATGTAAATAACTTCCAAGCGGGTCCGAACAACATCATAGGTCAAATCTCAGGCGCATCGGGTACATGTAATAATCACTTGCTTATCAGGCAGCCAGATCTAGTACGTGACTCAGGATCGGTTATATACCTGGAGAGCTTTGCGCCTGTCACCAGAAGCGCGACGAGTAAAGAAGAAGTCAAACTTGTAATAAAGTTTTAAGAGGATAGAATGGCATTAGATACAGATCTCTCGCGTAAGCCATACTTCGACGACTACGAGGTAACTAAGAACTTCTACCAAGTTCTCTACAGACCGGCTGCAGCCGTGCAGGCGCGCGAGCTCAATCAGATGCAGACTATCCTTCAGGATCAGATCGACAAGTTCGGCCGACACATCTTCAAGGACGGCTCTGTAGTAGAGGGTTGCGCGTTTACATTCGATAACGCCTACGACTACGTTAAGATCAAAGACAACTTCGCTAACAACTCAGCCATATCCAACATCGCCGACTTCAACGATCGCATCGCCGTTAACTCAAACGGTCTGCGCGCTAGAGTGGTCAATACCCTGCCCGGCTACGAGTCCGAGAATCCAGATCTCAATACCCTCTATATCAAGTATCTAAACGCAGTCACGTATGCAAACGGCTCACAACAGACGGTATTCTCTAATTCAGAAGTACTTCAGATTCAAACAGACTCTGCTGTTAACATCGGCAACACAGTCGTTGCTACAGTAACTAACTCGACCGGAACTGGATACGCCTTCACTACTACCGAGGGTGTCATCTTCAAGAAGGGGTTCTTTGTAAGAGTAGAACCCCAGACCGTAGTCATATCTAAGTACAACAACTCACCCGACAGCGTATCAGTTGGTTTCGACGTCGATGAGTCTATCATAACTTCTGATATCGACACGACACTTCTCGATAACGCGGCTGGTTCCCCGAACTATGAAGCGCCTGGCGCTCATCGTCTGAAGCTGACACCGAGACTGACTACACGTGAATTCAACTCGGCAAACACCAGACCGTTCTTCTCTCTGTGCGACTTCGAAGGAGGTGTACCGGTAAGCATCAAGAACGACCCGCAGTACGCAGCACTTGGTAAGGAACAGGCTAGAAGAACATATGAGACCAATGGTGACTACGTAGTTAGTCCGTTCAGTCTCACTACGACTACTAGAGTAAACAGCAACGGTGTAGCGAATACGACACACCTGAATGTCGTCACATCTCCAGGTGTAGGCTATGTAAAGGGTAACAGAGTAGAGATACTCAACAACAGCACGACGCCGCTCCGTAAGGGTGATGACATTGTTTCCGTAAACAATCAGATAGTCACGGCTAGCTTTGGCTACTACTTCATCGTCAACGAGTACTGTGGTGATTTCAACAATGATCAGATCGTTCAAGTGGAGCTGCACAACGTAACAGAGACCGCGATTACATCGCGCCAGTTTCTAGGTGTAACGAGATCTAGTAGTAATAAAATCGGTACGGCTTATGTGCGTGGCGTCTCATACGACTCGGGCACTCCCGGTGCTAATGCTACCTATCTGATCTATCTCTTCAATGTCAGACTCGATTCAGGGTTCAGCATTAACGACGCTAAGAGCATCATATACTTCGATGGATCTAGCGTCAGAGCGGTAGCAGACATAGTGCTACAGTATAACGCAGCTACAGCATCGAATGTGGCTGTCATCCAAGAGACTGCTGGCGAGACTATGATATACCGCTTTGGTCAGAAGGCTCTCAAGACCGATTCATTCACTAACCAAGAGTTTGTCTATAGAAACAAGAGCACTGCTACATTCCAGACGACTGGTAACGCAACGGTAACCATCACGACTTCAGTGCCCGGTGGAACCGACTCCATCATTCCAACTGGATCGTATTCAACTGGAATGAAGGACAGCATACTTGTAATACCTACTGCAAACGGGTTCTCGGCTAACCTAGCCGGTGGTGTAACGACCTACTCTACTAACACACTCGTACTTGGAAACGGCACGACTACATTTACTACTAGCTATTATTCAGGCGATTACATGATAACCGGCGGTGCCATACGTCGTGTAGTAAACGTGACTAACAACAGTCACATGAACGTCGATGCTGCGTTCCCATCTAACACAGGTCCCAACGCTACACACCAGAGAACATATCCTTCCGGTGTTCCAATCAATCTAGAGCCATTTAATAGAACTGTAACAGCTACCGGATCTACGCTCTCTGTGTCGCTCGGTGCAACTACTAATGGAACGTTCACATCTACCTTCTATTTCGATATCAACAGAGAAACCAGCGTAGCTATCGGTAAGAACATTGTTAGAAACGCTTTAGTTAGAATCAATCTCGCGAACAATGCGGCGGGTTCTACTGGCCCGTGGTGTCTTGGACTACCTGATGTATTCAGAATCAATGCTGTATACGTTGGTGGCTCAGGCTCGTACAGCAATGCGAATCCAAATCTAGTCAACGCGTTTAATCTCGACAACGGTCAACGAGATGCCCACTATGACCTCGCGTATCTTTCCACGCAGAGACTGTTCGCTAATACCGCATCGCTGCTAGTTGATCTAGATCACTTTACGACGAATACATCACAAGGCGTGGGGTTCTTTACCGCCGCGTCATACCCAATCGACGACGCTAACACATCTAATACATCCGCTATTCAGACTTACCAGATACCAACATACACTACCAAGACTACCAAAGAACTATATGATCTGAGAGACAGTGTAGATTTCAGGCCGTTCGCAGTCAACACAGCGGTGTCTACTAACGTCGTTGGGTCGTCTACGATTAACCCAGCCAACACACTGACTCTGTTCTCATACGGCGCAAACGGATCATATCTGCCAACTCCCGACAGCAGCTATGAATCTGATATCCAGTACTATCTGCCCAGAAAAGACAGAATCTCGCTATCCACTGCCGGTAATATTATCATATCTGAGGGTAGCGCGTCGATTACACCAACACTACCGAGTGAGCCTCCTGGCGCAATGACACTGGGAACTGTAGATGTGTCTCCATACCCATCTCTGGATGTGACCACTGCGCGCAGGTTCAGACGTTATGACTATGCAGTACAGGTAAACTCGCAACAGACTAAGCGCTACACTATGGCGCAGATCGGTACTCTCGCGAAGAGAATCGATAACCTAGAATACTATACATCTCTGTCTCTTCTTGAACAAGCAGCTGCTAGCCTGCTGGTAAGAAGCACAGAGACTGGCGAGAATCGTTTCAAGAACGGTATCCTAGTAGATCCATTCAGAGATCACACTATCGGCAACACGCTGCACCCTCAATACAAGATCGCCATTGATTCAAATAGAAACGAGCTTAGACCCGCGTTCTCGATATCCAAGCTGCCGTTAGCATACGACGCATCGTCGTCAACCAATACAGTGAAGACCGGTGATCTAGTTACACTCGCCTTCTCAAACACAGTCAATCAAGTACAGAAGTTTGCTTCTACTACTGAGAGCCTAGTCGTGGGTAGCTTCTATGGGTATAGAGGTACCATGGTTCTCAGCCCGCCAGGTGAAGTCGACCCTGACTATGGTACTAACCCAGATGTAATCAACAACGTGGATCTGTACTCGAACTGGGTAAACCTAAACAGAGCGTGGAGTACGCAGTGGGGTGCATGGACTGGGGCTAATCCGTCAGTTGGGCCAACAACCACGACGACCGAGAAGTCTAACTCACAGACTACGAAGTCACTCGCTGAACAGACACAAGCTGTTAACCGTCAGTTGTCGACTGCACCAACTGATTCTACCGTTTCCGTCGGTGAGTTTGTTACTAACGTATCACTACAACCATACCTAAGATCTAAGTTCATCTTCTTTACTGCGCGAGGTCTAAAGCCTTTCGCTAGAATGTATCCTTACTTCGCTGACTCTGACGTCAGCCAGATCTGCATGCCGATTCGCCCATATACTGGAGACACGCAACTCGTTAACGGTCAGGCTAGATCTATTGCGCCTAATAACCTACCGGTCGCTCGTGATACATACGGTAACGTATATGAATACAACTATGCCGGTACTGACTATGGATCTCCTCTGACCGCGGACACCGACGGTACATTATACGGCGTGATGCGCATTCCTCCGAGAACGTTTAGATCAGCAGAGTTGGAATTCAAACTTCTTGATACGCCGGTACTTACAGTTACCGGTGTAACTACCCAAGCGTCTGCGATCTTCTACGGCACTGCTCTATCTGTACAGAGTGATCAGATTGATCTGCAGATCAGGCCTGTGGTCAACATCACTAATGAGATAACCAATATCACTAACATCGCGCAGACGGTAAATAACACTACTGTAGTTAACAACAACAACACCACAGTAATCAATAACAGCACGGTAGTAGCTACTCCTCCTTCCGGAACAGTAACACCTCAACCTCCGATACCAGCACCAGAAGTCATTTCCTATCCATACTACGATGGTGGAAATGGCGGTGACGGCGGTGGTGGATATGATCAGCCGACTTCAGACGTATCAGCGCCTGATGCATCCTGCAGTGATGCTGATGCCGGTGCTTCAGATTCAGATAGTGACGGCGGTGCATGCGGAGGTCCTGGTGACGCCGGAGATGGCGGTGACGGCGGAGACGGTGGTGGCGATGGTGGTGGCGATGGTGGTGGCGATGGTGGTGGTGGAGGAGACGGCGGCGGCGGTGACGGCGGTGGCGGCGAATAAGTAGTGTATGATGACGCGTAGTCAAATAAAGGAATAGAGACGATACATGAGACCATTAGCTCAAGTTTTTCTAGTTACTGAACCTTCTAACAGCGTCGACGCAGTAGTCGTAACCAGTGTCGATCTGTTCTTCAGAAGTAAGCCGACGATCTCTACTCAAGGTGTGGAAGTTCAGATTCGTGAGACGCTGAACGGTATTCCTCAGTCTAGACATCTGCCATACGCTAGTAAAGTCTTGCCGTTTAGTTCAATTCAGACTAGTACTAACGCGTCAGTCAGCACTAGATTCACATTTGATACCCCAGTGATACTTAGAACCAACGAAGCATTCGCGATTGCAGTCATTCCAGTTGGTGGTGCACCCGGTTATGGTGTTTGGGCTGCTAAGCGTGACGCAGCAGATGCTACCGATAACAGCAAGATAGTTCTTCCCAACAACATCGGAAACCTATTTGGTCCGTCGAATGACTTGACTTACACCATGCTTGATAACGAAGCTCTCAAGTTCTCTATAGTAACGGCTAACTTCACACAGACGTCTGGTACTGCCATCTATAGACCAGATAACCTAGAGTTCTTTAATACGAGACCTATCACCGGCTCGTTTGCCACAAACGAGAGAGTCTTCGTAGCAAACAATAATCTCAAGTTAGCATCTCTAAGCGTAGCAGCTACATTTACCAACAACGAGATAGTAGTTCAGCCTAACACTGCTACGAACACTTCTACTGCTACAGCATACGGTACAGTATACTTCTCTAACGGGACTGTCACAAGGCTAAGAGACACCGTAGGAAAATTCTCTACTACCGGCTCAGGGCTACGAGGATTGACTTCGGCTGTTACTACAGCTAACGCTACGGTAGCCTTGACGAACACAAGTACCGCATCATCTAACGTTATAACAGTTCCGGTAGTATCGACACCGGACGATGACTTCGTTGTTAATAGCTTCATCTACGTAGCTACATCGAGTCTATCGGACGTCCAACTTGCTAAGATCACAGCCGTCAATGCAACCAGTAGACAAGTATCGCTTGATACTGCGCTTAACTTCACCGACACTGATGCTATCTACGGTCGTGTTAAGTCTGACGGAAACCTATATGGCTACTGCAACATCATACGTACCACTACCGATTCTGCGCTAGTAGGTCTCAGTAAGTCATCGGCTAACTCAACACAGAACTTCGCTAACATGTCTGGCCAGTATCTAATTGGTAGCACGACAGGTTCAACTGCAGTCATTGATAGACTTACAAACATCGCCTATGATGCGCTGACTCCTCAGCTAGCGTCGATAGCCTCTAAGGAGTCTAACACATCATTCTCGTTCTCTGGATATAACTATGCAGGATCTGCAGACGCGTCAAACACGGAGATCTTCAGCGATATCCCGTATGAATTCATTGATCGCCAAAGAACTATATTCTCTAAGAGTAATGAGCTGACTAGTCTCTCAGGAAGCAAGAGTCTAACGATCAACGCCAACCTATCTACAGATAACCAGAAATTCTCTCCTTACCTGGATAGTATCAGAAAGGTCGTAGTGTTAACCTCCAATCAGATACTTCCTGAGGCCGGCCTAGAGGGATTCTATCTGAGTCTTGGTACCTCGAATGGAACGTTCAGCAGAGGTGATCTCGTGTGGCAATCTAATGCCACATCAAACACCACAGGTCAAGTAACGTTTGCGAACAGTACGTTCATTACGGTGTCCAATGTCAGCACCACCAACACGCAGCAGATCGCTCTCTTCAATGCCAACTCAACTAGCGTGATTAACTCGTTGACTGTGACGGCTAATGTCGTGAGCACTAGAAGATTCAATGAGGCTCTTGGAAACGGATCGAAGACACCCAGCAGATACATCTCTAAGACTGTATTGCTAGCAGATGAGCAGGACGCAGAGGATCTAGCTGTGTTCCTATCCGCATACAGACCGCAAGGCACTGACATCAAGGTATACGGCAAGCTATTAAACGGCAGCGACAGCGATCCATTCGATGATAAGTCCTGGACGCCTATGATGGAGAGCTCCAACGGCGTGCTGACCAGCAGCTTAGTAGATAGGGAAGACTATATCGAATTAAAGTATGAGCTACCGTCTTCTACATTGGTTCACAGCTCTAACATCTCAGTTAGCACCACGAGTGATGTAGTTAACTTCACGAGCGGAAAGACCACAGAGCTGTTCCAACCCGGTATGTTCGTGTACGTGACCGATACAATCGCTAGAACATTCGCGGTACGCAGAGTCATGTCTATCCAGAACAGCACATCGATGACTGTGTCTTCGAATCTAACATTTACGTCTACTAACTCGGCAGTCGGATATATCGACGGATCCCTTGCGCAGTGCAACGCGTTTAGATACACTGAGAACAACGGGATAGTGAGATACGTATGCAACTCTTCAGACAGCGTATACGATAGCTTCAAGAGCTTCGCTGTAAAGATAGTGCTTACGTCAGACGTCACACAGATCATTCCTAAGGTAGCCGACATGCGCGCGCTAGCACTTCAGATATGAAGATCGGAAAAACTCACCTCAAGGTAAAGGACTGCCCAGACTTATTAAGAGAAAAGAAAAGCAGCGCGATACTGAATACCAATCATTCTGAACTCAATAAATATAGAGAAGATCGTAATCAGAAGATAAGAATGAAGAAGCTCGCAGAAGAAAGTGAGCAGATGAGGGCCGACATCGAAGAGATCAAGTCTCTTTTGAAACAGCTGTTAGGACAGAAGTAACACATGACTATTGCAGTAGCTAATGTTTTAACCACTGATACATTCGGTGCGTGGTTAATTAGAACCAATACCCTTGCGACGATCGCGTCTCAGAATGCGGTTACTGCAGATGGCACAGCTGGTGGATCTCTGACTACCGGCAACGCTTATGTCAACGGTGTGTTCGGCGCCAACACGTTTGTAGCGTTCTCAGGAATCGGTGGCGGATCCCTTACTGTAGGTAACACCCTTAACCTGCTGACGAATACAGCCTTTGCCTTCGGCGGCGCTAATGTGGTAGTGTTCAAGGCCAACTCGACGTTCTCCAATGTCGATATCACATCCAACAGTATAACGCTTTCTCCTTCCAACGGAAACACCAATGTAAGTGGTGTGTTTCTCAACATCACGTCTTCTACCACGAATGTTACATCTGGTACGTTCAACGTTAACTCCGTAGTAACGGTTACCGGTAATACCACCCTCAGGGCCAACAGCACGTTCTCTACGCTGACGATTACCGGCAACAACGTTGCTACTACCATCGTAGCTAACACGACGAATACCACGATCATAGGTAACACCTTCTTCTCGAACACCATAGCGGTCACCGGTGCTGCCACATTCTCTAATACGATAGCTGTTACCGGTAATGCTACACTTAGCAACACCTTGAACTTGGTAGGTGCGGCTAATCTCCAGTCGTCGGCTAACATCGCTGGATTCCTTGGTGTCATCGGTAACGCTAACGTAGCTGGACTATTGGGAGTAGTTGGAAATACCACTCTCGGAAATACTCTATCTGTCGCCAATAACACTACATTGTCAGGTACTCTCAACGTAGTAGGTGCGGCTAACCTCCAGTCGTCGGCTAACGTCGCAGGGTTTCTCGGCGTCATCGGTAACGCTAACGTAGCCGGGCTTCTGGGAGTAGTAGGTAATACGACACTGTCGGCTAGACTAGTCGTTACTGGTAACGCTACATTCAGCAACTCAATGGCAGTGACTGGTAACGTTACTTTAAGTAATACGATAGCTGTCACAGGTAATACCACACTCTCTAACACTCTATCCGTCGCTGGCGTAGCTAATCTGCTAAGCAATGTGGGTGTTTCAGGTGTAGCTAACCTGTTCAGTAACGTACGTATCGTCGGTGCTGCTACCCTTGCAAACACGATCGCTGTAACAGGTAACGCGACCTTCTCTAACACCATTGCCGTAACAGGAAATGCTACATTCTCCAACACGCTAGCTGTAACTGGCAACGTTACATTGTCGAATACGATCGCTGTAACGGGTAACGCGACCTTTTCCAACACCATCGCTGTAACAGGATCTGCAACACTTAGCAACACGCTAAGTGTTGCCGGGGCAGCAAATCTTCAGTTTACAGCCAACGTCGCCAATACACTTGGTGTAATCGGCGCTACATCGCTATCGAACACTCTAACTGTTGCCGGTAATACGACTCTTTCCGGAACGCTTAATGTAGTAGGTGCGGCTAACCTCCAGTCGACTGCAAATGTTGCTAGCACACTGGGTGTCATCGGCGCTACTGCGCTTTCAAATACATTAACAGTCGCTGGTAACACAACACTATCCGGAACGCTTAATGTAGTAGGGGCAGCCAACCTCCAATCGTCAGCTAACGTAGCCGGATTCCTCGGTGTCATCGGCAACGCTAATGTGGGAGGTACTCTGGGGGTTGTCGGTGCTACCGCGCTATCGAATACTCTAACGGTTGCTGGTAACACCACGCTATCTGGTACACTTAACGTATCGGGAGCAGCTAACCTCCAGTCGTCGGCTAACGTAGCCGGATTCCTTGGTATCATCGGTAATGCTAATGTTGGTGGCAACTTAGGTGTAAATGGAAACACGACATTAGTAGGTAACACTACACTCTCAGCTAGAATCACTGTAACAGGTAACGCTACATTCTCTAACACGATCACTGTTACCGGTAACGCTACCTTTAGCAATTCAATGGCAGTTACTAGCAATGTAACATTCTCCAATACACTTAGTGTAGTAGGTGCTATCACATCTTCAAATACACTGAACGTCAACGGCGCTGTTAGCTTCGCTAATACACTCGCACTTACCGGTAACGCTACGCTTTCAAATACGATAGCAGTAACGGGTAACGCTACTCTCTCCAATACACTTAGCGTCGCCGGTGCTACTACACTATCAAGCACACTCAACGTGGTAGGAGCTGCTAACCTTCAGTCGACTGCGAATGTTGCTAGCACACTGGGTGTAATCGGCGCTGCTTCATTCTCTAACACGATCGCTGTAACAGGTAACGCTACGTTCTCTAACACGATCGCTGTAACTGGTAATGCTACCCTATCGAATACACTATCAGTCGCCGGTGCGGTCAACATGCTATCGACTGCTAATGTGGCGGGTGCTCTCGGTGTAGTTGGTAACGCTAATGTTGGTGGTACACTGGGGGTTGTAAGCAGCGCTAACGTCGGTGGTACACTCAGAGTCGGTGGTGACTTGATCGTATCAGGTAGCCTTACCTATACAGGATCATCTACTGGCGATATCGTACCAGGATCTAATGCACAGTTTAATCTCGGTAGTAGTGTTCTGCTTTGGGATACAGTGTTCACAGAATACGTGAGTGCTGCGAACCTAACGACGACTGCGAATCTATCGGTTACCAACGTCGCAAGCATCAACACAGCCAGCGTATCCAATACTCTATCTGTCACAGGCAACACCTCGCTTTCGGCTAGACTGACGGTGACCGGTAATGCTACGTTCTCTAACGTAGTTACTGTAACCGGCGCTGCTACACTTTCGAACACCCTTACGGTCGCAGGTGTCACCACGCTGTCGTCGAATGTAGCAACACCGGCAACTGTTATCCTGAACAGCGTCGCCCACATGTTTGCGAATAGCTTTACGTTCAACAACAGCACAACGGCAGCCAACGTAGACACCGTCTCTACATCTACATACCGCTCATATGAATATACGGTGCAGATGTCTGATACGACAGTAACACCAAACAGATTTCAATTGACTAAGATCCTACTTGTCCATGATGGCTCTACACCTTACATAACCGAGTATGGCACGGTGTTTAACGTCTCATCTCTTGGAACGTTCACGGCTCTCGTCAATGCAGGTAACCTAGCATTGAATCTGACGCCGGTTACTGCCAACGTGGTAGTTAGATTCACCAGAACATCAATAGTGTGAGAACGTTAGATGGCTAACAAAGTAAACATCGTTATCGATCAAGGCACTACCTTCAACACCACTTACATCATTCATAACAGTTCTGATGAACCTATTGATTTCACTTCATACACAGCTAACTCACAGATGAGAAAGTCATACTCATCCTCTAACTCTTTCGTATTCGGTGTCGGTCTGTCAAGCAACGGTGAAGTAAGCCTATCGATGAGCGCTAACACCACGGCCAGCATTACTGCAGGTAGATACGTATACGATGTAGAGGTCGAAGACCCATCCGGTGTAAGATCTCGCATAGTTGAGGGTATAGTAACAGTAACACCACAAGTGACGAGATGATATGACATTCGTCGTAAAGAACGTACTCAACAATCAATATAAGCTAAAGGTAGTAAACCAAAACGGTGCGCTGCTTCAAGCGCCGGCGACGATTCCCGTTGTATCTACTGCCGCTGTTAATGACCTAAGCAGATACTCTAACACAGAGTCGATGTTAGCAAACGACGCGACGACGTATGCTAATGCTGTTGCATACGCAGCGAACGCGGTTGCAAACATAACGATCTCTACTATCTCAGACGTGACTCTCTCAGTTAACCCGCCTGCAAACAACAGCACGCTAGTGTATAGCTCTGCAAACAATAAATATGTTGTAAAACAACTAGACCTAGATGGGGGTAACTTTTAATGACTAACTTGATTCAGATCAAGCGCAGTACTACAAACGCTAACCCTACAGGTCTTGCGAACGGCGAGCTCGCCTATACCTCAAATGGCGACGTACTGTTCATTGGTAGCCCCAACGGATCTGTAGTACCCATTGGTGGTGCTAGAAACCCTGGCGTACTCACAGCAAACCAAGCACTGGTAGCAAACTCTACTAGTGGCATCAATGAGATTAGAGTTGCAATAGCTAATATAAGCGCCATCTACGCTAATGGTGGTGTTGGTGCAGCAGGTCAGGTTCTTACAAGTAATGGTGCTAATGTTTTTTGGTCAACACCAGCAGCTGGTGTTTCCGGATCTAACACACAAATTCAATTCAACGACAGTGGCACTCTGAATGCTGTTGCTGGCTTCACATTCAATAAGACTACAAACACCATCACAATTGGTTCTGGTTCTGTCAATGCTACCAACTACTCAGGTACAGCAAACAACGCCAATAATCTAGGTGGTGCAGCTGCTTCTGTATACGTCAACACTTCAGCTAACTTCACTGTTGCCGGCAACCTAAACTTAACAGGTGCCAACAACTTCTTCAGCCAGCGTGTAAACGTTGGCGCCAATGCTCTTGTCAACACAACTGCTGTTTTTGTCGGCAATGCAACCGTCAACACAAACATGGTGGCTGGCCAGATCTCTATCTCTGACGCGACGATCAACTCTACGATCTATACAGGCACGGCTAACAACGCTAACAATCTAGGCGGCACTCCTGCAACCTCGTTTATCAATACGACCGCCAACTACACGGTATCTGGTAACATCAACTTTACCGGATCTAATAACCAGTTCACAAACGTCAATGTAACAACGGCAGTAAACGTCGGTGCAAACGTTGTGGCCAATACAACTCAGATCAGAGTTGGTAACACTAGTGTCTTCACATCTATCAACTCTACGGCAGTCAACACCGGCACCTTTGCTACTTCGGGTAACGTAAGTATTGGTGGCAACATGACTGTCACCGGCAATCTAACGATATCCGGCGCGTTTAATGTCCTGTCTGGTAACTCGACTGCATTCAGCGATAACCTGATCTACCTCAACCAGGGTATTGAAGCAACGATCACAAACGTAGTTGGCAACGGCAGTGTCGTAGTCTTTACAGCAAACAACAACTATCAAGTCGGTTGGGACGTCACGGTCGCGAACGTCAACCCATCATCGTATAACGGCCTATACAACAACATCACCGCAGCCAATTCTACGTCGTTTTCAGTCGCAAATACCAACACAGCATCGTATGTGTCGGGTGGTACAGCTAGAGGCAAGACAAATTCCAACCCAGACCTAGGTCTAGTAGCCGCATACAATAATGGTACATACGCTCACGCCGGCTTCTTCAGAGATTATGCGACCGGTGTTTGGAAGGTGTTCGACGGATATCTACCCGAGCCTGACGAGAGCGTATTCATTGATCAGTCTAACAACTCGTTCAATATCGCCCCATTCCAAGCCAACATTCTATATGTTGGTAACACAACTGTCTTTGGTACAGTCAACACAACTAACTTCTCCGGTACTGCAAACAACGCTAATAACCTCGGTGGGCAGTTGCCATCGTTCTATACCAATGCCACAAACCTAACGACTGGTACTCTACCAAATGCCAGACTAAGCTCGGCAGTTGTTAACACATCTGGTAACTTCACGATTGGTGGCAACCTTGCGCTGCAAGGTACAAACAACTTCTTCACTGCTGGTTTCTTCGTCGGTGCAAACGTTACCGTCAACACAACAAGCGTGGATGTTGGCAATGCTACCATCTTTACTGAGATCACGGCCGGGCAAGTCTCGCTGTCGGGCGCGACAATCAATGCTACCAACTACTCAGGTACAGCTAACAACGCCAACAACCTGGGTGGCGCAGCTCCTTCAGCCTATGTAAACACTTCAGGCAACTACACGGTTTCTGGTAACGTCAACTTCACCGGTGCTAATGTAAACTTTGTCAACGTGAATGTGGGTGCAAATGTAGACGTTAATACCACATCGTTCTTTATTGGCAATGCGACAGTCAATTCTGTCCTAACTGCTGGTCAGCTTTCACTTTCAGGTGTGACTGTTAACTCAACGATCTACCAAGGTACAGCTAACAACGCCAACAACCTGGGTGGCCAACCTGGCAACTTCTACACTAATGCAACCAATATCACAACCGGTACACTGCCGGATGCGAGACTGAGCTCAGCAGTTGTCAATACTTCTGGTTCGTTTACGATCACAGGCGCAAGAACGTTCCAAGCAAACGTGGTCGTTGGTAACTCGACAATCAACGTTGCTACAACCAACTCGTCCATCACTATCAGCGCAGGCAACACTGCAGCTCTGAATGCCTCTTCGCTTGCGGTTGGTAATGTAACGTCTAACGCAGTAGTCAACACCACTGGCTTCTTTGTCAACGGTGCTGCGATCTACACCAATGCGACAAATCTGACGACCGGTACACTACCAGACGCGAGACTAAGTGCAGCTGTTGTCAATACATCAGGCAACTTTACCGTATCTGGTAACGTCAACTTCACCGGTGCTAACGTAAACTTCACGACGGTGTTCTCTGGTGCCAATGTCTACATCAACACCACATCGCACTTCGTCGGTAACGCTACTGTAAATACCAATATG